AGACATCCCCAACCGCAAAGACGAAGAGTTCCCTCCGGTTCCAAAAGACTTCAAGACAAACAAGGAAGCCAACACAAACTGGCGCAGGGCTGCTGCAAAAATCTACGACCTAAACCTGTCCACAAAGTCGCGCCGGTTGTTAACCGCAAAGGTTCTTCACCTTGCTCAAAAGTTTGAAGGTAATCGTTTTTTCTTTCCCTCAAATGTTGATTGGAGAGGGCGCGTCTACAACATCCCTGCGTTTTTGAATGTGCAGAATGCGGACCCGTCCCGGGGTCTCTTGCAGTTCTACCGGGATGAAAAACTAAAGACCAAAGAAGACGCCGAGTGGCTCGCAATACACGGGGCAAATACCTACGGGTTTGACAAGGTTACGTTAGAGGAGCGCGTGCAGTGGGCCTACGACTACGCCGACGAAGCTCATCTGATTGCGTCCGCCCCGATGGAGCATCTAACATGGAAAGACGCTGACAAACCTTGGCAGCACCTAGCGTGGTGTTTTGAGTGGGATGAGTTTGTTAGGAATGGTTCTGTTAAAAGTAAGTTACCTTGCGCTCAGGACGCCACTAACAATGGCTTGCAGTTACTCGCCTGTCTAACCAAGTGCGAAGAGACCGCCTACTCAACCAACGCTGCACCCACACCATACCCTCAAGACATCTATGCCGTCATTGCATCCCATGTTGAAGCCAAGCTAATCAAAGACGCAGAGAATGGTAACTCTACCGCACGCAAGTGGGTCACCTTTGGTATCGACCGTAAGACCACAAAGAGACCCACCATGGTTTACCCATACGGAGGGACGTTCTATTCGTGTCGTGCGTATGTTGATGAGTGGTATCAGGACAAGCTACGCAAAGAGCTACGCAACAACCCCTTTGGCGAGCAAGAAAGATACAAGGTTACAGGCTACCTCGCTAAGTATGTTTGGGAGGCTATCCATGAGGTGTTTGACCGCCCTACAAAGTGCATGAAATACTTACAGGAAGTAGCCAAGGTTTTGACCAGAGCTGGTAAGGATGTTGAGTGGATAACGCCCACAGGATTCCCTGTTCTTCAGCACTACACAAAGCAAGTCAGCAAGTCGGTATCGACCAAAATATCTGGCGATGCAACGTGGGTAAACTTCCGCGACAGCACCGATGAGTTGAGTTTGGCAAGAGCCAAGCAAGGCATTTCTCCAAACTTTGTTCACAGCATTGACGCAAGCATTTTGACCAAGACAGTCATCGAGGCAAACGCCCAAGGAATATGGGACTTTTCGTGTATTCACGACTCGTTTGGAACCCACAGCAACAAGTCGCAAACGCTTGCTGACGCCATCCGAAAATCAGCCTCAGAGATTTTTGAGGTTGACTTGCTTGGGGAACTGGACAATTCCTTGCGGCACTTCAACCCCGAGTTGGAGTTCCCAGAGTTACCTGAGTATGGCACCTTTGACCCAACAACAGTCAAGCATAGTCGGTATCTCTTCAGTTAAGAAACACATAACAAAAACATAACAACACATAACATGAGCAAGAACGCTCCCCAACTAACGACACCAATAGGAACCGCAGTATACCCTAAGCTTGTCCACCCGGACACAGCCTTTGATGACGCTGGAGAATACAAGTGTAAGCTTCACGTAACGAAGGAAGATTTTGAAGAGTTTAAGGCAAAGGTAGACCCACTGGTCGAAGCGGCTTACAAGGCCGAGTGCGAGAAGCAGGGCAAAGAGGTTCGCAAAGCTGCCTCCCAGCCAATCCGTATCACCGACAACGGAGACTACGAAATCTACGCTAAGCAGAAGGCCAAGGTTTTCACCCGCAACGGAGAGACCTTGGAGTTCACTGTAGCTCTCTTCGATAGCCAAGTGAAGCCCATCAAAGACGAACCACGCATTGGCTCTGGTTCAAAGATAAGGATGAGTGTTACATTCAATCCTTGGTTTGTTCCCTCTCAAGGGTTCGGCTACACTCTTCGCTTGAGAGAGGCGCAGGTGCTTGAGCTTGTTGAATACTCTAGCGGCGCTAAGTCCTCTGGGTTTTCGGCTGAAGCAGACGGCTACACAACCAGTGGCGAATCCTTCTCTGAAGTCCTTAATGAAGGGGAAGAAAAAGTCGCGCCGTTCTAAGGCTGGTTATCGTTCACGTTTCGAGGAGAGGGTAGCGAACAACTTAGAAAAGATGGGCGTTGCCTTCTCCTACGAGACTGAAAAGCTAACCTACACGGTCTTTAGAACCTACAAGCCTGACTTCATTCTTCCGAATGGTGTCATCGTAGAAGCAAAGGGCTACTTCACTTCAGCCGACCGCTCAAAGCATCTTCGAGTCCGCGAAGCGCATCCAGAGCTAGACATCCGTTTCTGTTTCCAGAACGCGAGTAACAAGCTCAACAAGAACAGCAAGACAACCTATGCTGACTGGTGCGACAAGAAAGGGTTCCAGTGGTGCGAGAGGGTCATACCACTAACATGGGTTTCATAAAAACACACCAGCCATGCGAGGAATGTGGAAGCAGCGATGGTCTATCCATCAACGACGACGGAAGCACAAAGTGTTTCGTCTGCGGCATCTTCACTCCCGGGCATGGCGAGAAAACACACACACAAGAAATGAGTATTACAACAGGGGAGGTTCCCCAATTTTTGCAGGGGGAGTTTATGCCAATCCCCTCACGAGGCATCCACAAAGATGTCTGTCAGCGGTATGACTACCGCATTGGTTCCCACCAAGGGAAAGCCTGTCACATAGCCACCTACCGCAACCCGGACAGGAGCATAGTTGCTCAGAAGGTTCGCTACGAAGGTAAGGACTTCACCTCCATTGGAAGCCCCGGATACTTCTGGGGGCAGCACCTCTGGCCTAACGGAGGCAAGAGACTGACGGTTACCGAAGGAGAGATTGATTGCCTCACCGTAGCTCAAGTCGTGGGCGAGGGTAAGTGGCCGGTTGTTAGTTTACCTAGCGGCGCACAGTCAGCTAAGAGTGTCTTCAAGAAGCAGCTCAAGTGGCTCGATAAGTTTGAGGAGATTGTCATCATGTTTGACAACGATGACTCAGGCAACAAAGCCGCTGAGCAATGCAGCCACATCCTACCCGCTGGTAAGTGCAAAATTGCTAGGCTGACGCTCAAGGACCCCAACGAGATGCTGACCGAGGGGCGCAGCCGGGAACTCATCGACGCCTACTGGCAAGCCAAGGTGTGGAGGCCCGATACTATCATGGAGGGCACCGAGCTGTTCGACCGGTTAACCACCACCAAGGTAAACGAAAGCGTTTCCTACCCGTGGGAAGGTCTCAACGAAAAGACACACGGTCTCCGCTTAGGTGAGATTGTCACCATCTGTGCTGGCTCCGGTATTGGTAAGAGTGCGGTGACCAAAGAAATAGCTCACCACCTCATCAGAAACACCTACCGAAAGATTGGTTACATCGCCTTGGAGGAATCCATTGAGCGCACCGCAAACTCCATCATTGGATTGGAGATGAACAAGCTTCTTCACCTTGAACCAATCAAGGTTGACGAAGACTACAAGACCGCCTTCAAAGAGACAGTGGGTAACGGACGTATGTTCTTCTACGACCACTGGGGGAGCCTTGAGTCCGACAACCTGCTTAACCACATTCGCTACATGGCAAAGGCACTGGGAGTGGAATACATCGTGCTCGACCACCTGTCTATCGTGGTTAGCGGCATGGACAGCGGCGACGAGCGCAGGATGATTGACAATACCATGACAAAGCTGCGAGGACTCGTGGAAGAGTGCAAGCTAGGCTTGATACTGGTCAGCCACCTTAAGCGCCCGGACGGACGAGGGCATGAGAACGGAGCAGAGACCACACTAGCCCAGCTACGAGGCAGCGCCGCCATCGCTCAGTTGTCCGACTGTGTTGTTGGGCTTGAGCGCGACCAGCAAGACGCCGAAGCACGCCACCTAACAAACGTGCGCGTCCTGAAGAACCGCTTCAGCGGGGACACGGGACTGGCAACAACACTTCGTTATAGTCAAACTACCGGGAGACTGGTAGAAGAGGAAATCACACAACCAACAGAAAACGCCAACAATGACCAACCCTCACCCTTCTAACGTATGGAATTCAATAGCGACTTTCGCTATGACCTTAAAGTCGGTCAAGTTGCTGAACAGGCGCTCGCGGCGATTTTCGAGGGCAAGAAAGTTGAAGTTAAACGTGACCGGAAAGCGCGGCTTACTGGGAATATATTTGTCGAGTATGAATCCAGAGGTAAACCCTCGGGTATTTCAACCTCAGAAGCGGACTACTGGTGCTTCGTTGTCGAGGAGACCTTCATCCTTCTCACGGCCCAGCGCCTCAAGGAGATTGTTGAGACACTCAAGGGCACTGACAAGGAACGCAAAGGCGGCGACAACAACACCTCGTGTGGCGTCTTAATCCGAATCTCTGACATACTTACAACACACCGCAAATGAAGAGACTCATTTTTGATATTGAGACAAACGCCATCAAAGACTGGGAGCGCCTGACTGACCTTCACACTATCCATTGCATCTCGATAATGGATATGAAGACGGAGAAGGTGTATTCCTACAATAGCCAGACCAAAGGGGCTATTGAGAGGGCGTTGGAAATCCTTGGCTCTGCTGACACAATCATCGGGCACAACTCTATTGGGTTCGATTGGCCTGCCTTGTTGAAGTGGAGCAACAACTCTGAAGTCCTGACTATTGACCAGCCGTTTGTAGCGGACACCAAGGTCATGGCTGCGTGTATTCACCCGGACCTAAAGAACGACGACTTCAAGAGAGAGGACTTCCCAAAGAACCTCTACGGTAGTCACAGCTTAAAGGCTTGGGGTATACGCTTGGGTATCCACAAGGATGA